CGACCGGACGTGAAGCGAAGGCCTCGCAAATAAGTCAGACCCGGGCGCTAAACTCCGCGCTCCAGACGCTTCTCTCGGGCGGTGCGGAGACGCCCGAGCCGCATCCACTCACGTTCCTCTTGCTGGTGTAGTACGTCCAGGATCTCGGATATTGTCCAGGCCCTCGTCTCCTTCACCGCCGCCGCGACGGATTTCATTGGTGGTCGCCCGCGAAAACCATCGAACGGATCGAGGCGTTCCAACTCGTTGAGAATTTGATCGAAGCTCCGACTGATAGTGCACAGCGATTCATAGATTGCCGGTGGGTTATTTGTCTTCATGGCGGTCAACAGACAGATGACCGCACGCAGTTGCGGCGAAGTCAACAACTCACCAGAATTTCCTGGGCGTCGACGTCCGGCGGATTGGCGCCGGCGCAGGTGGGTTCACCGACTGCGCAAACGTGAGCGCAAGCGCATCGGCGTCGTCCGGACTGGCCACGCCGCGTTTCATCATGTCCTGTTTCGATTCGAGAACCAACTGATCCTGTCGGTTCAGATGAAATCCCGGCCCGCTGAGACCGAGTTCGAGATCGACGTTCTCCGGGATTGCGCCGTTCAGCAGCCATTCCTTCGTCCGGTTCCACATGTAGGCCCGCATGTTGGCCTGGTGGCGATCGGGGGAGGGCCCGCCGAAGTTCACCTCCACCACCTTTGAAAACCCACTCGCATTCAGCCGCTCCACGAATGGCGCTCCGAAGGCCGAGTCGATGAACATCATCGCAACCTTGTGCGATGGCCGCTGATCGCTCATGATATCCGCCAGCTTCGCGAGCAGCCCGCTCCGGTCACCGCGAATCTGTTCGCCGGGGACTCTCACCGGCGGAATGGAACGGGCGTCCAGGCCACGTCGGAACCAGACGACATTCCAAGCGGCGCCTCCGCCAGAGATATCGACACCGGCGACGAGCGGCTCATCAGAAAATGTCTGCGCCTGTCGCCGCTGCGCCTGCCACACCCGGTCCTGGTCGATGAACTGCAGGTCGGATGCCCGCGGAGGCAGGCCGCGAACGCGTACACGGAAGAAATCGCTGTCTTCGCCGTATTGCTCCAGCCACTCGGCGATCTGGGCCTTGTTCGGCAACATGCATTCCCGCGAATCGATCGAGGCGTGGGTCCAATAACGCTGTTCCGATCCGAAGCAGGCCCGGTAGAGCTTGCCTGTGTTGCGTGTTGGGTTGCCGAACATGAATATCATCGGTTCGCCGTCCGAAAGGCCACCCTCGGCGACTTCGAAGATCTTGTCCGGCACCGCGCTCGCTTCATCAAAAATATAGAAGCTGGTCGACGTTGCGGCGTGCTGGCCCGCGAATGCCTCGGATTGCTCCTCGCGGCAGCTCTGGCAAGAGACGAACCAGCCCGTCGGATCGTCCAGGTGATAGAGCTTATTTCCGGTTGTGACGAACCAGCCCGCGGTCGCGCAGAGTTTGTTCCATTTGATGATTGACGCCCACGTTTTGGTCTGCAATTGGACGAACGTGTTCGCCGTCACCGTCCCCTGACAGTGCGGCCGAGTGCTCATGATCCAATTCACAATCCAGGCGACCAGCGTGGATTTACCGATACCGTGGCCCGAAGCGACGGCAAATCGCAAAGCCTGTACTGCGTCGCGGCCGTTGAATGCGTTCTCGCGGACCTCCTTCGCGATGTGTTCGAGTACGTCACGCTGCCACACATCCGGGCCATCGAAGTCCTGAAGGCTTCCTGGCTCCCCCCACGGATAGCAGTCGAGCACGAAGCCGAGCGGATCATCGAAGTATTCGACCATGCGGTCGGCGAGTTTAAGATCCCGCAGCGTCGGCATCAGGAGCCGGTCCTTTCTTAGCGTCGCGCTCCATGCGCTCGCGCCGGCGTTCGGTAATGCGGTCCGCGATCGAAATGTTCGCGTTCACTTCGTGTTCAAATCTGTCCTTCTGTCCGAGGTACTGCTTCCCTAGAAAAATCTGCATCGTGGGATTGCCGGCCAGCGCCGAGGCCATCTGCGCGCGTCGGAGACTGGCCCGGCCAGCGGCACGGCCCCGCTCGATCGCCTCGCGTATGCCGGGGTCGCTTGCGATCCGATTGTCCAGGGTTGCGGGCGAAACCTTGCACGCTACCGCGATTTCGTCAAGCTTCAGTTGGAGACTTGCCAGCTTTTCCACCAGTTCCAGTTCGATGGCAAGCTCTTTCACTGGGCGGCCGCCGCGGTTTGGCGGGCCGGGTTCAGGCTCAGTCTGCGGGGGCCCCGGAACCGATGCCAGCTCGGGGTTATTAGGCTTCTCCTTCCTTTTATGCACGGCCCAAAAACCCTCCGGGCTTTGCGGAGATCGCCTCGAAGCCCGGCACCCACCTGAATCCGTCAGCTATGGTCACGGTAGCAATCTGGACGCGGCCGCCGATTCCCCGGCAAGTAACCTCGTCGACGCCGAGCGCCTGTGGGTCGTAGTGGGCAAGTACGTCTTGCCTCACACGATCGATGCCAGCCGACAGCGTGGTCAGCCCTTTTCGCGGTGGCTGACTGTATTGTGCGAATCGCGGATCACCGCTGTTAATGAGATCAAAAATCTTCACCGATCCGAATGGAAAGGAAAAACCCGGCGGATAGCTGTGCGGCTCCGCCCCGGTATCGTGGATACCATGCCTAAACTCGATGTGGCCGAGCTTCTGAAACTTTCCGTAATACCCTCCTATCGAGATATAGGTCCCGCGTTCGGTCGATGCTGAATCCATGGTGGTCTTGGATGTTTCGCGTGCCTCGTTGAGATCCTTCGATAGAGTTGCCACCAACGTTGCCAGGTATTCCCACCAGTTTTTCTTGACACCGATCCGCTCCACCGCGGGAGCAATCTCCTGTTCGAAATCGAACAATACATTGTCGTTTGCTAGTCCGATCTTGATGGACCCGAAAAGCGCGTAAGCCAACCTAATGCCTGGCTTATCAATAGCGAAAATCTTCTGAGCGTCGTCGGTAATGATTTCGCCGAGATTTGGACCGGACTCTCGGCCATCCGATCCAATCACGACCCCCTCAGCGGTTGGTAGCAACGAGATGACGGTAGACATCTGAATGCAATAGTCCGGTCGAAACCAGAATTCCCCAAATGTGCGATTTATGGTACACTCCAATCTGGCAGCCAATTGCACCGCCCTGGAGTGTTCCAGCACCCCGAGTGGATGTAGCCGCCGATCGAAGCGTTTACCCGCGCTCGCCTTATCCTACTCCAGCCGTTCGTCGCTTGTCTATACACCGATCCTTCATGGAAGATGTTCTCTATGGAGATCGTTTTTCACCCTGATGCAGCGAAGCGGTTCAACGAACTTGGAGACAAGCTCCGCCAGTCGGTGCGCGTCATAGGAAGACTCTAATCGACCAGCAAACGACCTTTACGCCTTACCCAGCGGGCACCGTGAAGCCTGAAGACATCATCGGCGATATTACCTGGACGGAGCGTATCTGTGACGGTCTGGGAAACGAAGTGGGGCGGGAGTGGGCGCTTCGCGGGGAATCCGTCGGCCTGATCGGCGATTCGTACCAGGAAATGAAAACGCTCGCGAAGGGTCTTGAAAAGACACAGTCGCTTCGATCTCGAGTCCAAGTCGAATTCCTTGTCGATGAAATCTGCGTGTGGCTCCAGGCAACCCTCGAACCGGGCTCCGCCGAATCACTCGTTTCGTACATTTCCAAGCGCTGCGAAAGTGAGATTCAGGAACATGAGATCTGGGTGCCGCTCTTTAACGTACATGGGACGCTGGAATTTCCCATCGGCGCGGTGATGTTCAGAAGCCTCTCGACCCGGATGATGGAGCAATTTTTTGCGCCCCGCCCGAGTCAGCCTCTCCCGGACGCGGCGCGCCAACGATTGGAGCGCCTCCGCTCTCAACTCCAGGGGCACCTCGCTGCCTGCGTAACTTTGACCGCGGAGAAGAACGCCGCGCAGGTCACGGCCAGAACCATCGCACAGGAGGCGATTGCGCTGCTGCGCTTCCTGGCACCGGCCAACTGGATTCTGGGCATCCAAAGCTATTGCGTTCCGCTGGGTCGGGAACGCATCGAAATCCCGATAGAGCTTTTTGTGAAAAGTGGCCAAATAGCAACCTTCTCGAAGGCCGCGCTCAAACACGGCCCGCTCGTATGGGATATCGATAAGGAAAGTGCGCGATTCCCAAAACTCCTTGACCTGCTGCACGCCCTGTCCGGCAATCACACTAGCGACTTCAGACGCCAGCTATATGATGCGTTGCTCCTCTATTCGCGGAACTCAACAGCACCAGAGGTCGCAGACAAACTCGTCTTTGTACTCGTCAGCCTTGAATCCATGTTGCTGAAGGATTCCACCGAACCCATTACAAAGAACGTCGGCGAACGAATGGCGTTCCTTGTCGGCACGTCCGTTGATGAACGCAAAGCGATCATCCAGAACGTCGATGCGGCATATCGCATCCGGTCCAAATTCATCCATCACGGCGACTCAGTCGAGGATTCTGAAGTCATTGAGCGGTTCTTCGAATATGCCTGGCAATGCTTTCATGCGTTGCTCCACCAAATCGACAATTTTGCCACTAAGGCGGCTATTCTTGAGGCCCTTGAGAATCGGAAGCTCTCGTGAAGCCGGCGCCCGCGATCTCGCGGTGGCACCGTTCAATTTCATGCCGCGACGCCGAGCCTTTCAGCCTTGACCTCCGCGAACGTACCGCCGGCGCTGTCGAGAATTGCCTGCTTGCCGGCGAGCCCCTGCCAACGCTCAACGATGACGTCGGCATACTTCGGATCGAGCTCCATTCCGCAGCAGACGCGCTCGGTCAATTCGGCGGCCGCAAGCGTAGTGCCGCTACCGAGGAACGGATCGTACACCAGCTCTCCGCGCCGGAGGTGATTGAGAATCGGCCGCCGCATCAACTCGACGGGCTTCTGGGTGGGATGGTCGAACTTCTCCTCATCGGAGCCACCCATGATGAATTTCGGCGACGGCGACGACCATATCGTCGAGTTTTGGCCGGCCTTGCCGTACCACGGTGCCTTCGGCCTTCGCACGAACCAACATGGCTCGTGCTGGAACCAATACAGCGTCCTCGTGAGGACGGTTCGGCCCTTGTCCCAAATAATTTGCTGATGATGCTCAAAGCCGATTCGCAGTAGGCCGTCCAAGACCTCCCGCGTGAATTTCGACGCGTGCCAGACGTACGCGACTTCCAGGCTGGGCACCAACGCGAACGCTTCGCTCCAGTCGGCCCTGGTGTCACCAGAGATCGTGGTCTCGGTGTGACCGGCAACGCGCGTCTTGAGATAGCTGGGCTCAGCAGGAGCGTGTTTGTTGATTCCGGCGCGATCGCGCCATTCCGAATCAAGGGAGATTCCGTATGGAGGATCCGTGACGAGGAGCAACGGCTTACGCTCGCCGAGTAGGCGCCCGACATCTTCAGCGCTGGTTGCGTTGCCACACACGACGCGGTGCTCGCCGCAGAGCCACAGATCCCCGGGCCGCGTGACCGCGACGGCAGGAAGCGGCGGCGCCTGGTTTGCCCGTTCCTCGTCCATCGGATCGCGCAGCAGCGTGTCGAGCTCGTGGACATCGAAGCCGGTGAGGCCAAGATCAAACTCAAGCGCACGTAGATCCGCGAGCTCGGGGGCGAGAAGATCGAGATCCCAAGTCGCCTCTTCGTGTGAGCGATTGTCCATCAGACGGTACGCGCGAATCTGCGCCGGCGTCAGCTTATCGGCGACGTGGACAGGCGCCTCGGTCCAGCCGAGTTGGAGCGCCGCGAGCCGCCGGACATGGCCCACGACAATCACACCGTGTTTGTCGACCACGATCGGCTGCTGCCAGCCGTA